GCCTACTATGGTGCTCTCCGTGGACGTGGCGCTGGCATCTCTGGTGGCGGCTCGAGCTATGGTGCTGTCCATTTCATGCAGATGGCGGAAACGACAACGTCCGTGGTGAGCCAGTCGAATGTCCGCCGTGGCTCGATCGCCGTCTACCTGCCGGCCGATCACCCTGACATCGACGAACATCTGACGATCCGCACGAAGGCCAGCCCGCTGCAGAACGTCCAGCCAGCCGTATCCATCACAGACAAGTTCCTGGAAGACGCCTTCGCCGGCAGTGAACGCAACCAGGCTGTGTTCGCCAAGATCCTCGAGCGCCGTCGCGCCAACGGTCGTCCGTTCATCTTCTTCCACGACAACGCCAATCGCTTCGCTGCGGACGTTTATCGTGATCAGAAGCGGACCATCTGGTCGTCCAACCTCTGCACCGAGATCATGTTGCCCTCGACGGCGAGAGAGTCGTTCGTCTGCAACCTGCTCTCCCTGAACGTGCTGCACTATGACGACTGGAAGGACACCGACCTGGTGAAGGTGGCCATCTATCTGCTCGACGCCGTCATGTCCGAGTACATCGAGAAGACGAAGGATCTGCCGTTCATGGACAGCTCCTATCGCTTCGCTCTGCATCACCGTGCCCTCGGTCTCGGCATCCTCGGCTGGCACTCGCTGTTGCAGTCCAAGATGATCGCGTTCGAGAGCGCTGAAGCTTCGATCTTGAACATCAAGATCTTCCAGCAGATGCAGGCTCAGTCCTATGAGGCGTCGGAGCTCCTCGGCCGAGAATACGGTGTTCCGGAGATGCTGATCAACTACAAGCGCCGCAACAGCACCACCATGGCGATCGCGCCGACGAAGTCCTCGGCCTTCATCCTCGGCCAAGCTTCTGAAGGCATCGGCCTGTTCGAGAACAACTACTTCGTTCCGGATCTGCAGAAGGGCAAGTTCACCTTCCGCAACCCGTACCTGGAGAAGGTTCTCGGCCAGAAGAACATGGACAATGCTGAGACCTGGCGTTCGATCCTGCTTCGCGAGGGCTCGGTTCAGCACCTGGACATCCTCACGGACCATGAGAAGGCCGTCTTCCGGACAGCCAGCGAGGTCTCTATGGACAAGGTGATCGAACAGGCCGCAGCTCGTGGTCGCTACATCGATCAGGGTCAGAGCCTGAACCTGAAGATGCCGCCGAACGTGACGCCGAAGGAGCAGATGCGTCTGACCCTCAAGGCCCACAAGCTCGGTCTGAAGTCGCTCTATTATCAGGAGTCGACGAATCCGGCCCAGGCTCTGGCTCGATCGAACGAGTCCTGTGTGGCATGTGAAGCATAAGAAAAAGGCCCCTCACGGGGCCTTTTTTATTTGTCCTGTCCGTAGAGCGTCATCTCTCTCGATCAGTCGTCGACCACAGGACGACTTCTTTTCGTCCAGGGTGATGAACTCCCCGAACTTGTCGTACACCTGCACCTTCGACATCCGCTTGCCACGCTCGGGAGGAGGCACTGTCTCGTCGAAACAGGTCCGGATGTCAGCGGGCAGGAGAGGCAGGTTTGCTCTGTCCGTGAGGCCAGATGTTCCACAGCTGCTCAACATCATCGCTGTCAAAGCAGGTATCGTCAGGCTTCTTAATCTTGGCGCGAGCATTCGCCAGCTCCTTCTGCAATTCTGTAATCCGACTCTGATCCTGTTCCCGCTTCACGCGGTCAGCAGAGTCGATCGCTATTCCGAGGTTGATGTCCTTCACCCACTTGGCGAGCTCGGCCGCTTCGTGCCTCTCGTTCGCGACGTGCTGTCCGTAGAAGTATCCGCCAAAGACCAGGCCTGCTGCCACGGCACAGATCAGGACCGGTTTTGCTAACGGCTCGAGGAGCGTGAGAGGAATCATTCCACTCCCCGCATGCACATGTTCCGCTCCGTCGCTCTGCGCTTCGCCAAGCCCGGGAGCACGACCTTCTTGCCGTTCACTGTCCCCTTGTTCCAGGCCAGCATTCCTTCGCAGGCGGCTTTGATGTTTCCGGTGCGAAGATAGCGGGCCGAGCTCGAGCCACAGAAGCCCCCGACTCCGATGTTGTAGCTGAAGCTGTCGAAGGCTCCTCGAGTCTCGACGGGGAGGGCGTCCCAGTTCTTGACGCATGCCGCGTTACCTTGATCGTAGTGGGCCATGCGCTTAACCAGCAGGTCATGACACTCTTGCCTGGAAAACTTCCGGCCCTGCATGGACTTCGCATTTTCAGTTTCTCCCATGCAGTAGGTCAGCACGCCGACCGCATCGCGGTAGACGTAGCCGACATAACCTTCCGCCGGTTCAGCAATGGAGACGCCGATCGCAACAGCAGCACTGGCGATCGTGCCGATGATCGTCTTCTTAGCCATTCTTGGCTCCTGAGATTTTCTTCTGGGGGATGAGGCGTCCGTAGACCGCGCCGAGGCCGACCAGGCCGTCCAGGATGGAGAAGCCAAGTCGGACGGCCGGCGGAAGCGACGAGCCAGCCATCATGGACAGCAGCGTGTCGCAGATCGGCTCAAGCACGACGAGGAACAGGAAGAAGTAGACGCACATCAGCGACCAGGAGTGACGCAGAATCGTCCACCAGTCGGGGTGCAGCTTCGGCATCAGAGCCCCACGAACTTCTTGAGGAGCAGCGGGCCAACAGCGGAGATCACAGCACTGGCAACGGAGCAAAGCGTCACCAGGCGGACGACCTTCTCATTCAAGGCCGTGTACTTTTTCTCGAGGTCCGTGTGTTGGGCTTTGAGTTCCCCAATGGCCTCCTTGAAGCCATCCTTCACTTCCTTCACCTGGGTCGAGACGAAGCTGTTACGCTCCTCGAGCACGACCAGGCGCTCCATAAACTCCGCCATTGCAACGAGGCGATCAGACATCTGCCGGACTGCCGATTCAAGGCCGTCAAGCCGGTGGGTGAAAGCGTCGGTGAGGGGCATACGGGAACTCCAATTGGTTCCCGTAAATATGGTTACAGTGGCTGGAGGATTCCCGTTCCGGTTGACTCAGAACGGTTCAGTTTGAAGGTTATAAGGGCTGGGCGAAACCTTATAACGGATAATCGGAAAGGCTTAAACCTTATGACGGATAATCGCATAGGTTCTGTTATGGAACCGATGCACCGAATAGTTGTTCAAATTTTTCCCTGATCATCTTAATCAGAAACTCGCTTCCGGACAGTCCATAGGTGTCGGCCAGGACCGCGAGCTTCTCGCGATCCTCGTCCGTGCCATACGCGATGATGCCTTTGTTTCGGGTCTTGCTCACCAGGCTATCTCCGTTGCTGCTTCGATTGCGGCTGGTGTTGTCGCTGCGGCCACAAGATCCTTGGCCACCATGCGTTTGTCTTCGATCATAGGTCCGACGACACGCCAGCTCTCGGCCATAGTGAGAATGACAGCCGCGGCGTCCAGGAGCGTGACGTTGTATCGCTCAGCGTCGATCGCCACTAGGCGGACCAGGTTCGGGTTTATGTTCGGGTCCGCGCAAACCGTCTCTGCTTGGCGTTCCTTCTCCAGGTAGGTCATGGCCTGACCGGCGCCGAGCGTGATGTACCTTCCACGTGCGAGCTCGGCTGCAGCATCGATCTTGGCGATCGCCGCGGCGCGGATCGGAGTCAGATCCTTCTTCAGATTAAGCTTCATCGATCGTCACCTTCACGTAGCGTTCCATGTACGGCCACTTCTCGAGCACGATGTTGTAGGTCGCCGGCATCTCGGCCTCGAGCTCGAGCTCGCCACCGGTCAGGATAGTGGGATCGCGGTCCACCCAAACGTTGCAAGGATCCGGCAAGCCAGTCAGCTTGACAGTCTCACCGACCTTGAGATTGATTTCGGCAGGTACATCGAACTTCGGCCGTGCCGTGATCTGTCCATCCAGAATGTAGTCGCTCTCAATGGCACACTTCACGGATTCCAGACGACCGGTGATGACTATCTGCTGCTCGAAGGTGTCGACTACCTGCTCGCCCAGCTCATCGACGACGGGCTGACCTTCAGCGTCGATCCTTGGAATCTGGACCGTCTCCATGATGGGCTGGCCCGTTGTGGGGTCGACGGCGCCGATGTCAGGCAGGGCCACTGGAGGGAAATCCAAGTAGGGTCGCCCCTGCTCCTCGAAAGCGGCATGAATGTCGGGGGAGACTGGATCCCAGATGGCGTGAGTGATCCGGCCGTCAGGTAAGTGTTCGATAATCATACAGCGTAATCCCAAATGAAGTAGCCCATGTAGATCGGTCCCCAGGTGCCCGCGTAGAGTTCCAGCCGATCGTTGAAAACTTGTGCAACCCCGTTCAATCCCAGGGTCAAATCGTTGAACTGCAAATACATCCATTGATAACCCAACTCGGCCGAGTTGAAGTTGTACGGGACGGTTACCTGGGGGATTCGAGAGAAGGTCTTGCCAAAAGGGATGACGGTCGTCCCGGTGACGTAGACCTTGCCCGAGATGAGCAGCGTCATTGCTGACCAATCAGACGAGAAGTTCAGGTTTACATTTGCAGCACTCAGCACGTCCATGCCTGGACGTGATACCTTCAAACCCTCATTGCTGAGCAGCACACGATTAGGCAACGGCGGGCAAGCTCCAAACTCGATAGCGGATATATCTCTGGGCCGCACTGCCTGCGGGGGTGAAGCGATTGCCCAGGCTTCCATCACCACCGTTAGGTGATTGGATGAAATAGATTTGAGTCCAACTCAGATACTGGCAAACAACCTCGTACCAACCGACGCTCTCGAACTCGACGACGGGCTTGAAGCCAAGGTTCGGAATGTTCACGACGGTTGGTGTGAAGCCACCGGCGGTTTGAGGAATGACCCCACTCTGGACCACCTGCACCATCTTGGTGTCGACCCGAAGCAGAAAGTCGCTGTCCAGTGTGGCGGTCTGAACTTCCTTGCCAGGTTTGGTGATCCACAATCCATATTCAGTGCCCCGCTTACCGAGGAGGACGCGACCTACCATTACGGTTTCACAATCCAGTAGTCGAACCATCCGTACGTGCGGGTGACTCGATCAGGAGGATACCAGGCGGCTGTGGCACCAAATCCCAAGGTCTTGCCTGTGGCGTCATAGCCTCCAGAAGAGAAGAGGCCACCGATCTGGGCCTGACCGATTATATCGTTGCTGAAGTTGCAACGTGGCGCGACAACCATGGTGGGGAGCTCGTTCGCATCCCAGCTGCCGCCTAGATAGATTGGTGAGGCCCCGAACCAGGACCATCCGACCATGTCGGCCCATTCCAGGAGACCTTGGACAGTTCCCTGGGAAAGGACACGCATGGCGGTGAAGTAACGGCTATCGAAGGCCAGCTGCTCCTTGGTCAGGGCAGGATCGAGAACATTGTAACCTGGCTTGGAGGCTCTTAGGACATATGTGCCTTCGAAGGCGCCGAGGATAATTCTGTTGGTCATTAGTCCGCGATTAGAATCCTGGTGTTGTCGAGCTCGATCCGCATCTTGTTGTTTGCCGATCGAGCCACGCCCGCGGTCAAATCACCCATGTTTGCGGTGACGGTCGATAGTGAAGACACACTTAGTTTCGCAGCGGTGACAGATCCAGCCGCGAGCTCCTCTGCAGTGACGCTTCCTGCATCAAGATGATTCGTTTTGATGGCGTTGTCCGAGATCTCCGTCGCGCCGAGAGCCAGTGGAGTGCCGAAGACTTCGGTGACTGTGAAGATCGAGCGGTTGCCAGACTTGTCGACGGCTCGAGCCCAGACCCAATACTTGACGCCAGCCAGCAGGCCGACGATCACACCACGGGTGCCTGAAGCATTGCCGCCGAACGTGGACGTCGTCACGTCGTTGACCGTATTGGTGAACAGCTCAATGTACGAGATATCGGAGTCGGACGGATTCACCCAGTTGGCGACCAGGATCTTGAAGCCAGGTGCGACCGACAGGCTTGTCGGAGGTTCCGGCGGAATCTCGTCACCCACGCCACCGCTCGGAAGCGGGATCTCGAGCATCATCTGGTTGCCGAAGTTGAGATCGGAATCGTCCTCGAACAAGTCGTAGAACGCCAGCTTGAAGTACCAGGTGTTGTCGGCCTCGAGCGGGATCGCGACGTTGTTGTTCGGTCCCTTGTAGACGAGGTTGCTGTCATCTGGCGTGAAGCTGTCCGTCAATGAGGCATGGACCACGACGCCGCGGAAGTCGCGGATCGGCGGCACGTCATAATGGACGACGGCAGCTTCGTAGAGAACCTCGACGCTCTGGGTGGCAGGAGCTGCCGGTGCATCGTTCTTGACGGCCAGTGTGACGAAGTCGGACCTGAACCCGAACTGGTCCTCGGTCGCGATGGCGATCTTGAAGGCACGACGAGGCGTTCCACCGCCGTCGTTCATATTGACCGTGTACTCGTAGGTGTACCACGTGCGGTCGAGGATTTCCTCGCGGATCACGAGATCGCTCAGATCGCGGATCTGCATGATGTACTGCTTGAAATAGTCGTCCTTCGATGCACCCCATTGGAAGAGCGGCGAACGGCTTTCGAAGTCCGTCTCGGTCGGCTCGTCGATCATCCGGAGACCGGCGATCCCGTCTACCACGCGGGTGTCGCCAATCAGGCGGTGCTCGATAATGGCCGCTGCAGAAGCGTAGCCGTTCACGTCGACAGCCGTCACCTCGAAATAATATTCGCCGGCCGGAATGTCGTCCCACTCAAACTGGGGGACCGGGACTTCGCCAAGCAGCGCGATTGGGCCGTTGTCTCGCGAGCCAGAGATCTTGTATTTGGTGACGGTCTTCGTCGGGCTCGGGTTCCAGGCCAGGGTGAGTGTCGTGACCTTGCGGGCGCCAACGGAGCGGCTGGTCGCCCTCACCTTCAGATCCGTGATAGGTTCGGGCTTCTTCTTCTGATCTAGGACGTACTTATCCAGGTCATCGATCGAACCAATGTAGCCGTCGACGTAGAGCCACTTGGCTCGGTTCATCTGCATGGCCTGGATTTCGACGTTGTCCGGATCGCCGTCCACTTCCGTGATCGACATGACGCGGAACGCGAGCGGTGCCACATCACCATTCATCTGGGAGATGGTGAAGACGGCGTCGTCCGGAAGATCCGGCAAGTCCACAGTGGTCGTCAGAGCGGTCACAGCGCCCGTGACATTGGTCAGCTCGCGGCTGTCCATCACGAAGTCGCCAGTCGCCTCGCTGATCCGCTGGAAGCCCACCTGGTAGGAGTAGCCAGGTTCGAGGAAGAGTGGGTCGCGGAGATTGATCGTCCGCTTGCCGGTCACACTCTTCACACGTCCGCTGAGGCCAGCTTCCATGTCCTCATCCGCGACGGTGATAACATCATACGGCGTGAGATAGAGACCCATGCGGTTGGTCTTGAAGTTGACCATCATGGTCTCGGTCGTGCCGGTGATCAGATGATACCGAGCGCGGCGGATCGCTTCTTCTTCGTCGGTGCAGGCGATCGCTTCGAAGTTGAACGGGATGCGACCGTACTTATTAATATGGTCCTGGTCGTAGACACGACGGCGGTCGTCCTGCCAGCCCAGGTTCTCATTCGTGAACGTGACCGTCAGATCGTTGTGGCGGGTCGAGATCTCGGTGAACGAGTACGTGAAAAGTCCGTCGACAACGTTCTCAGGCGTGAAGGCCACGGCGGGATTGAGATCGCGGTCAATCTTGATGACGCCCTGACCATTGCCGTCGTCAAAGAAACGGCCGGCGAAGATGCCGCAAATGTAATTGATGGTGTCGCGGCCACCCTTCGGGTCCGAGATCAAACCGTTGAAGGTGAAGCGGGGTTTCCCAGACGCCGTTCGCGTGTCGCACCAGACGCCAGCGTCATAGACATCCCACTTGTCGATCACGATCGGGTAGTAGGCATTCATGCCATACCGGTCGTTCAGCACAACATCGTTGGCGACGAAGGCTGGGTTGTTCGTGTAGGCGAGCTTCCAGGTGCCGTCCCAGACCCCGGTGTAGACACGGGTCGTCGAGTTGTAGTTGGACGGAACACGAACGATGCGGCCGAGGTAAATGCCTGAGAAATCCGGGATCGACGAGAACTGCTCGCTCGCTCGAGCGATCACCTGGGTGCAGGCGAGACCCGGGAACTTGTAGTTCTTCGCGGTCACCTCCTGGAACGACTCCCAGGTGATGCTGAAGAAGTTCTCCGTCGTATCGATCGGAGAGGTCTTGGTGACGCGGAACATGTAGGGCTCGTTGGCCCGAGCGACCGGGATGCGGAGCTCTTTCGGGAACGGTTGAGTGGTCTTCGCGGTGATCGCGATTTCACCATTCGTCAGGACGACGTCACCGCCGGTCCCGTTCTCACCGAAGGTACCAGGACGGAGCGAGGATCCCGCCTGGATCCAGCTCGAGCCGTTGAAGAAGTATGGACGCTGGGCGCCCGTGTGCAGCCAGTAGTCGCCTTGCTCAGGAGCGAAGCCGAGTTGCGGGCCGACGAATGCTCTGGTGGCCCGATCGCCTCCCCATGAGGAAGCCTCGGACCAGGTCCAGCGATTGCTCGCGAAGTAGAGACCGGCTGGGAAATACCAGTTATATCCGTCCCAGATCTTTGGCTTATAGTTGTTCGAGGTGTCGAACCAGATGCCAGCGTTGGCCGTCGTGATCGGCTGCGATGGTGCCCAGTAAGTCGGCCGATCACCTGGAGAGGCGTTGATCTTTGCCGGTGTTCCACCAGTCCCATAATAGATGTCGAAGCTGTCGCCAGAGATTTGCGGCGGGAGTGGATTGACGCTCGGCGTCCGGACGGGTTCCCAATACTGGCCACTGACGAGTTTGTGTTCGATGCGCCAGCGGCCGGTGTGATTAAAGGTGCCCTTGTCGTTCTGCGTCACCAGCTGGTTGATGACGAAGCGCAAATCAATGTAGTCGATGTCCGTATGGGTGCCCTGCCGGATGATAGCGACGTTGGGTGCCATCTCGGTGTTGACCGTGGTGGACGCGCCGAAGCCACCAAGACGGGAGTAGATCTCCTCCCCCTGCTCGCTTCCTTTGTAGTCGACGAGCTCGAAGTTTTCGAAGTTGTTGGAGCCGCTGTCGTCCTGGAGTTGGGTCTCACCGACCAGGTAGGATTTGGCGCCGTTCTCCAGACCTTTGATTGGGCCTTCGCTGATGCCCAAAAGTGCTTCGACCACATCGGTCGCGAAAAGGGAGTCGGCTGTCTGTTTAGGACTGGAACTAGATCCTCCCTTCGAACCGCTAAGTTTCCGAAGGGAGATATCTTGAATTGTCATAGACTTATCCGGCGTTTCTTATGTACCGGTTTAAGTGGGGATTAATGAGCTGTTTTTCCAGAGCGCCAGCGGTTCTGCATCCACTTCAGACGCTCGGCTGCTTCACCAGGATCAAACTCGAAACGGATGAAGTTCATCTCGCTCGTCGCGTAGGGATCGATGAGTGCCACAGGGCAATTGTAGAGATCCTTGGCGTCGAGGTTCAGCTCCTCGGCGTAGCGGTCAATCTTCTTGTACGAGGCGACCTGGAGAGCGTGCCAGATCTGCGAGGATGATGGACGCATGCCATGGGCATAACCCGAGGTGTGGATGTGGCCGGCGACGTAGATGTCGTGGTGATCGCCGTCGAGCTGAGCTGCCTTCGCAGCACCATAGGACTCCGACCACATGGACTTACCGCGGAACCCGTGGACCGAATAGATCTTCACGTCACGTCCGTTGGGCAGCTGCAGCTGCAGACGAACCTTGTTCGACTTGTGGACCAGAGCGTTGTTCGCGAGGATGTGCTTCAGGATGTCGCCACCCTGCCCCCACAGATCGTGGTTGCCGTCCGTGTAATAGAGCCAGTCGATCTTCTGGAGAACGTACTCGACCAGTGCCAGGGCTTCGTCCGCCGAGGTGCTCTGTTCCGAGTAGAGACGAGCCAGACGGCCAGCCCAGTTGTTGAAGACGTCACCGACGTTGGCCGCATATAGACCTTCATTCCGGCCGTCGAAGAGATTGACGTGCTCGAGCACCTGGGCCAGGTCTGTGCCATCGTCGTCCAGGTGCATGTCACCGAAGAAGCCAATGCCGATTGGGCCGTCGCGCTTGACGCGAACCGGGATGATTTTCTCCCGCTCGAATTTCTCCCGCTTCTGAGCGAACTGGTTGATGCGGCGCTCGACCAGGGCTTCGATGTCGATCGAGGGTTTTGGCTCGTCGACAAGCTCGAAGTCGCTGTCGTCCCAGCGTTTCTTCATCCCACGGATGCCAGACTCGGAGATGTCGTAGCCCTGCTCCCGCAGATAGCGAGCGGCGGGTCTGAAGCCCCCCGTCATGCCAACTGCCTGCTTGATGAGGTCTTCAGATGGACGCATTAGAGATCCTATGGTTTGTACTCGATCGCGTTGATATCGAACGACAGGAAGTGTCCGTAGACGCGGCGCCTGCCGTAGAGGATTGGGATGCGGGTACCGATCGCCACCGTGTTCTTCGGCGTGCCGAGATAGCCGCTCTTTCGCGTGCTATCCCCTTGCGTGTCGGTCTCAGGCTTCGGGGCCAGGAGTGCTGTCAGGCCTCCGAGTAGGGCCAAGGCACCAACCTTGATCAGAAGCGAGCCGACGAGCGAGCCAGCGCCCAGCATAAGGCCGACGCCGACAAGTACAACGCCGAGGAGGATCTGAAGCAGACCACCCTTCTTGCCACCGCTCAGCTGCGGGACGATATGGATGAATTCGACGTCGGGCTCGATCGGCGTGTGGAGGGACTCCTCCGTATCAAAGCCGACAATCTTGATGCGATGGCGACCACGAACGGGGTCAGGCTGGAAGCCTTTGACCTGGCGTGTGACACCTTCGATGATGTCCGCGACGGTGTGACCCACCATCTCAATCGGGCCATCATGAAAGGCAGCGAAATAGCCGTGGAGAATGACCTTAATCCGCAACGAGAACATCTCCGTCCGCGACCACGTACTTCGTCACACCATCATTGCCGATGATGTAGTGCTCGAGCTCGGGCCAGTTGATGAACGAATGGAAGTCGCCGGCAGATAGGTTCGAGTCCTCGCCAGGGTGGGTGTGCCAGCTGGCGGCTGCGACCGGCGTGTAAAGGACGAGATCCTCACCCCGGAAATCGAAGCCCTCAGTTGGCTGCTCGCAGATGTTCTCGCACTCGACGATCTCGCCTGTCTTCAGGATGAAACCACAGCGTTCCTTGTCGCCCTCATACAAGTGGAGAAGTTCGGAGGAAGTCATCGAGTTTCCTTTTGACGCTCGGGCTAACAATATCGAGGAGGTTCACAGAGCTCTCGGTCTGCTCGAGTTTGACGTCCTTGTGACGGAGGACGGCGAGAGTGGTGTTGCGAAGCAGAGCCCGATACGACTCCACGGTCGACAGCCGGCCCCAGAGATGATGAAGCACCTGGCCGTTCTCGACGAACACACCCACGTGGTTGGCTACGGGAGAGTCGATGCCACAGAGGATCACGTCACCTGGTTGGTATTCGGATGGGTGGCAGTCGAGCAAATAGAAGCCGCACTTGCGATAGCGGTTCATGTAGAGGTCGAGATCGTTGTTCCAGAAATCCTTCGGGCCAGCGTAGTTGGGTAGCTGAATGCCGAAGTTGTCAGCGTAGAAGCCGCGGATCAGGTGGTAGCAGTTCTGGTTCTTGTAGCTGAACGGTCGGTGCAGCAGGTGCTCATATTTCAACATTAGAGCGACACCATCGGGAACTCAGGCGGGATGAACATGCGGCACGGAATCTGGAAGTTCGCGCCTTCGGTCATGTTGCGGAGCTCGAGCGAGATGCTCTGTCCGGAGATGAGCTCGCGGATGCGGCCGACGTACCACATGCGTTGCTCGAATTTGTTCACATCCTTCTCGACATGATCGCGGAGGACGCGACGACGGATCACGGTGGCCTGGTCGAGCTGGCCCTTGATCGCGGCCGAGTTAAAGATCCCGAACGGGTTCATGACCTGGAGAATTGGCCGGCTTTCCTCGCCGTCCGCCGATCGAGTGTCGCCGGTCATGCGTGTGGCCATGCCTTCGTAAAGCTGTCCCTGCCACGTGGTGGTGTTGTCGGTCTTGAAGCGGAAGATGACCGGTTGGTTCTTCAGGATGATCGTGTAGAGATCGACCAGCGCGTCGGCTGTGAGTTTCTGTGCTTCTTGTTTGTGCTCAAGAGGCGCAGTCGACGTCATGGCTGGGTCGTGACCTCCATCTCGAAGGATTCGACAGTACCTTGACCGTCCTCAGCGACACGGTATTTCAGCGGCTTGCTGAAGCGAACGGTCAAAAGCCCCTTCCCCGGCAAAGGCAGAATGAACTTCTCGAACAGCTTGTGCTTCAGGTAGAACTCTTCCAGACGAGCGATGTTGATCTTGGGCATGATACCCGTGAGGACACGGCCAGTCTCGTCCGTGTAAAACTTCATCGTCTTGTAGTGGAGCGTGTACTTTACCTGATCAGGTCCGCGAGGTCTGGCTGCAAATTCATAGCCTCGCCCGAGCTGCACCTTTGGAGAGGACTCTGGGTATTCCGTTGTCCAGGTGAAGTACGGGAAATCATACGTTTCCATGCGGGTTGATATGGGTTTGATTCCCTTGCAATACAAGGGTTTGCGGTCGCTGCGCTCTTAGTAGATAAACCTTGAGTATTCGTGGTGCTTTCTTTTTTCCACCCTATCCTCCGCGACAACCAGCCGAGCCACTTCGGGCACAGAAGCCTGATCAGGTTGAAGTCGTTCTTCTCGCCCTTCCGCTTCTGAATCTTTCGCTCGATCAGCCGCATATCGTGGGCTTTCCGGATCGTCTTCTGAACCATGGATCTCGAGACAGCCGCACGGGCAGCGATGGCGTCGACGGCGCAACGAATGACAGAGCACTCACCAGCCAGCTTCGCCAATGTTGTGAGGACCGCCTGCTCAGACATGGTGAACTGGGTAGCGATCTCCGGAGGAAGAAATCCCGCTGCAACCAGTCCACGACGGCGGGCAATCGACGCCTCCCTCTTCCGGGGCTGTGGCTTCTTCCGCTCGATCTCGGTGAACACCGTGATGATCCGTTGGTGGATCAGAGTCTGGCGTAGTTTCAGGGCCGCGTCGAGCTGGTGAGCTCGCCGGTCGCTGAGCTCGCCTTTGTGGTGCTGATCCCAAAGGATCCTCGAGAGATTGGTGCAGACCTGAAGTTTTGTGGCTTTGGAAATAGCACGTTTGAGTTGCAGAGCAACCAATAGGTTTCCCGTCAAAGCTGTACCTCACTTAGGTATAAGATATCGTTCGAGAAATCGGCAAATTTCCCGTTGACACCTGATTCGTTTTATGAGAGCTTTGACCTTGTGAAGGGGCTTCAAGAGCTCTCTGAAGGTTTGAACAAGCACTGGGCGGCAACCCGGTGCTTTTTCGTTTGTGGGTAAATTACGTCAAGACTCACGTCCCCCGTTGCAAATCAGTGATATTGTGGCCTAGTGGTTGAGTCGTGCCAACCCCTGAGCAGAAAACGCGCAGGGGTCCACAGATTAGAATTGTCGATAGATCGTTAAGGTGCTGTTAAGGGTTATGCAGTTTTTCAGAATTTTGTCCGCAGCAGCGATCACGTTGATCGCCACCACCGCTTACGCTGCCAGTGAGCCGGCACCTACCGGGACTGACAAGAAGGTCGCGGACATCATTCGCAAGTCAGCAAAGGATCCATGGTCGGTTCGGGATCTGAAGGCTGGCAAGCCCCACCAGGCGGTCGACAATTTCCGCTATCCTCGAGCATGGGCAGTCTGCACGACCTTCTATGCGAAGAATAGTTTCGGGGCGTACAGCCAAGGGTTCTACCTGGTGTTCTTCAAGAACAACCAGGTGATCGATGCACTCGGCGGGCCGGGGATCGCACCTCATCCTGAGTGCGGTCCCCTTCATTCCGTCAAATTCTAGATCTGACCCATCGCTACCTGCTGGATCAATTGCTTGATCGAGCCGCGGTTCTGGATGTTGGCGCTGACGGTAGCGATGATGTCGTTCGGGCCAGACTGTGGGACTTGATCCGGCGAGACAACCCATACGTTGACCATGCCAGGATCCTGCTTCTTGTTGCTGTTCGCAGCGAGACCCTGGAGAGCGCCTTCCGAGATCTGGCGGTTGCCCAGGTTGTTGATGTGGGTCAACTTATCCTCACCGATCGCCTGGACGGCCGACTGACGCAGAACCATCTCACCAGGCATCAGCTGGTAGGCGCCACCGTCGCGGAACGGAGCGACCGCACCATTGGCGGCTCGGATCAGGCCACCAACAGCCTTGCCGCCGACGATGCCGAAGAGACCCTCCCCCAGCTGAGAGAGGATGCTAGAGCCGCCGGATCCACCGCTGAACAGCGACATGATGATCTGGTTGGCGAGGGCCTTGGCGATGATCTGCATGAACATCTGGAGGATGGTCTGGCCGAGCTGCTTGAACGCCTCGCCGGCCGACATGGTGCCAGAGGAAATGTTCATGAAGAACTGCGAGAAGCCGGAAGACAAACCATCAAGCACCTGACCCCAGGCGTTGCCCACCTGGGTTGCCAGCGGGATCATCTTACCGGTAGCGTCGATGATGCCGTTCTGCTGAGCCCAGGCTGCGGTTGCGGACTGGATCGCATTGACCGTTGTTGGCCCCTGGTTCGCCTTGGCAGCGTCGAGGAGGTTGTTCTGCTCCTTCAGCTGGTTGTTCTTCTCGATGAGGTCGTTCTCGAGGGTGCGCCACTGCAGCACCTCGGTGTCACGCGAGCCGTCCGTGTTGTTCGCTTCTGCGTCAGCCGCCATGCGGCGAACTTCAGCGATCTGCTGCTCGATGAGCAGGACACGGTTGGCAGCTGCCTCACGCTCGCGATCGACCACGTTCTGCTGAAGCTTCTGAATGTCCAGAGTGGTGTACTTGCTGGCCATGTCGGGCTGCTGGGCAACATCCAGTGCAGCCTTGGCGCGATCGACCGGCCGCTGCAGCTCTTCTTCCGCGGCTTTGAAATATTCCTCAATCACCTTCTGAAGGTCGGAGTTGAGGTTTTCGTGCAGGCCGTCCTTCAGCTCCTTGAGCTTGTTCGTGTAGTCGGTCGGGTTGGTGTTCTTGAGCTCGGCATTCTCAGCATCGAACTTCTTGATCTCCTGATCCAGGAGCTGGTCGTGGGCGCTCTGGATCTGTGACTGCAGATCCTTGAGCGACTTTGCGTCGTCCGTGAAGCGGACCTGGGTCTTCAGGTTGCCGATACGGGACTTGAGGCTGGTGATCGCAGCTTCTGCCTGGGCCTCGATACCCTTGTTGATGTTCTCCGTGGCCTGACGTTCGGTCTCTTCGAGGATCTTGGACGTTTCAGCCGAACCGGCGGTGTCCGTGCCAGAAAGAAACGCCTGGGCGCGAGACATGCGCTTGCCGACGTGGTTGATCGACGGATCTTTGTTTGGCCGTTCGAAGATGTTCATGAACGCCTTCGACAAAGCCTGCGGATCTTCGGTACCTGCCTTCAGCCGTGCGAAGAGATCCGGGTAGTCACGCATAAGCTCCTTCAGTACGAAATCATACTGAGTGTTGACATCGTTCGCGGCTGTGCCCTTTTGGATTGCAAAGGACCGGAGCTCGTTCCAGCGTGTGCCTCGCCACTGGGCAACACCATGGGCGGTGCCATGGTCGCCTAGAGCATTCGGATTGAACTCGGACTCGACGGACAGGTTCGACGCGATCGCAGCGGCGCCAGCCTTGGAAAGACCGCGGTCCATATAGTGCTTGATCGCAGACTGGGCGCTACCAGCCATTGCTTGGCTGATCGGCTCGTTCAGATCGATGCCCTCGAGCTGGACGTCAATGTTGCCGATCTTGTTGAGCTCGCCGCTGAGCTGGCCGGTCAGCTCCTTGATCTTGTCGACGAGCGCGTTCATGGCTGCACTCGGCGGCGTCTTCTTCAGCTCGGCCGTTGCTTCCTCGATCTTGGTGCGGAGGGTCTTCGCTGCGTCCTGGACAGCTTCACGCTGGCGCTGCAGCGACTCCTTCTGGAGGTCGAGTTCCTTCTCGTCGTTGGCACGGTTCTGCTCAGCCAACTCGGCCGCAGCGCGTTCCGTAAACTCCTTCCGCTCCTCCTGCAGCTTCTCGACTGCGTCGGTATCCTTGTTCAGGTTCGCGAGGCGGATGAGCTCATCATAGAAGTTGATGATCTGTGCCGTCGTCGTCTTGCGGAGCTCGTCGTAGCCCTTCTTCGCAGCCTCGAACGCTTCGTTGTTCTTGGCACCAGAGATCTGCCGCTGCCAGCGGGCCAGCTCGCGGTTCTGGTTCTGCTCGGCCTTCTTGACTTCCTTCGAGGTGTACTTCGTCTGGTTGGTGACAGCTTTCTGGCTCGCCTCGTTCAGCTTCAGCTGCAGACTGGCCAGCGCCTGGTCGATCTGCGACGAAACGGACTTGTCGTCGAGACCGGCGAGGTTGGGGTCGGTCGAAGATTCCTTCGCGAAATCATCCTTGAACGCCTGGATCGACTTGTCGCGAACGGTTTCCAACCACCGGCGGACGGCGCTGTATGCTTCGATCTTCTCCTCGTCGTTCAGATTCCCGGTCGAGATCGCGCTCATCTTGTCGTCGAACGTCTTCTGGATGAACTGCGACTTCTCGCTCAAACGACCAAAGGACTTCGAGCCCTGAATTCCAGCGTCGGCTTCGCGGCGCAGGATGGTGACGAGATCGGCGTCGGCTGCGGCAGTCTTGGTCAGGTTGGCAACGATCGGGTCGAGCGTGGCCTTCAGCTCCGTGAGGAAGCCGAGGCTACCGTTGGGGTCGCCCTGGCGCTGAGCAACACCGATCTGTTCATTCACGTACTTGCCGAGGGAAAGGGCCTGACGTGCATCGTGGACCTGGCTGAGATCGCCAAGCGAGATTCGAAGCGCCTCACCGATGTTGGTGCCGAAACGCTTGCTGATCTGCTCGATGAGGTAGTTGTTCGCAGAGGTCTCGATCCCACCACCGGCACCACCAACCGCCTGATCGGCCAGACCACGGATGTAGTTGGCTTGAGGACCATTGTGGTCGGTGAGCTTCCCGCGCTGTTCCTTCAGTTTGTCGATCTCGCCACGGCGAGCTTCAGCGGCCTCAGCCAGCTCAGCGGCACGAACTCGGGAGGATGTCGCACGAAGGTCGTTCAGCTCACGGATGAGGTCCGTGACCGACATGGTGTCGTCCTTGATGGACAGACCGAGCTCGTTGAACTGGGCACGGAGCTCATCGATCTTGGCGCCACGCATGATCCGGTCGCCGTCAAGTTCTTTGCGGCGGTCGATCAGACCTTGGATCGCGGTGTCGAGCGAGCCGATCTTGCTTTCGGTCGCGTCGGCCGCGCCCTTCAGCTCATTGACCTTGGACTCGAGGTCGTCGATGCTCTTGGTGAGTTCGTCGGTCTTACCCTTCCAGGCAAAGAAGGCTCCCGCCGCCAGGGCGACACCCGCGATGACAAGACCGATCCAGTTGGTGAGAGTGAGAGCGGATAGGCCGGCGAGGACGCGGCCGAAGAAGCCAACGGCGACAGCACCCTCAGTAGCGGCTAGTCCCACGCCCTTGAACCCAGTGGCGAAGTTGGCGAGCAGCGGGATCATCAGACCCAGGCTCTTGATCAAGCTGCCAAACAGCGAGACGCCGAGCACGGTTGCGAAGGTGCCGGCGACAGCGCCGATCGCCTGAAGCACTCCAGGAAATTTATTGAGCCAGGAGAAGACAGTGGTGGCACCGGCGATTATCTGCTGCAGTGTCGCCACGATGGGCTCGAACGCGGTGAAGACAGAAGCGCCGAGAGTGTTCTTGAAGACCTGGGCGGTGTTGCTCAGCGACTTCATCTGAATGGCGTTCGCCTCGACAGCTGCAGCCGATAGCGTGAAGCTACGCTGCATATCACGAGCCAGTTCTGTGTTGTTCGCCAGTGCCAGGAAGGCTGCTGCGGAACGGGTCTCGAGAGTTTCGTAGGCCTCGGCTGCGCCAAAGCCCGCCTTCTTCAGCGTCTCGATAACAGGCAGAAAGCCCTTCGTCTTGACGTTGATGTCGTCGACGGACAGGCCAGCAGCCCTCAACACGTCGACCAGTTTCTTGGATGGAGACTGGAGGTCGGTGAGCAGAGCACGGAAGCCTGTGCCCATCGTCGAGGCCTTCACGCCAGACTGGGAAAGAGCACCGAGGATCGAGGTCGTCTCCTCGAGCGTCAGGCCAAGAGCTTCGGCGGTCGGGCCGATGTAGTTCAGCGAGGTCTGCAGCTTGTCGACGGACAGCTTCGAGAGGTTGAGCGCCGCGGTGAAGATGTTGGCGACGTCACCCGTGCGGCTCGTTTCGAGGTTGAAGGCCGTGAGGGTCGAGGTCACGACGTCAACAGCCTGCGACAGGCTCGAGCCCGTGGCCGTAGCAAACTGCGCGATCGAGCCAAGGGACTCGCTGACCTGGCCAGTGGACAGACCCGCCTGGGCAAGGGCGGTTGCGGCCTGGGTGATCTGGAGCGTGGTGTACGGAACAGACTGGGAGATCTGCACCAGGTTCTGCTTGAACTGCACCATCTCCTTGTTCGTGGCAGCAGAGATCGCCTGGTACTGATGCAGTTCCTTGTCCAGCTCGACGAGGCCGGTTCCGGCGCCCTTGATCGTGTTGAACAGGCCACCGACTGCGGCGTAGTTCAGCATGACGCGACCTTGGATTCCCATGAGATCGGCGCCGCCGTTATAGTTCAGCTGCTCGAGACGGTTGCGGCTCGACAGGGCGGCGCGACCATTCTCTGCGGCATAGATGGCGTCGGCACGGCGCTGGTTGGCCAGCGTGTTGCGGGCGCTGAGATAACGATCGTCGGAGTTCGCGATCGACTGGTTGTTGGCGAACGTGGCGTTTTTGATGCGAGCTGCGACCGCGGCCTCGGTCGTCTTCAGAAGGCTGACGGTCTGCTTGACGATCGCCTCAGTGACGCGGGCTTCTGCAGCCTTTGCGGTGTTCTGAATATCGTTGACGAGTGCCTGGGCGGCGACTCGGTTGAGCTGGTTTTCCTGAGACTTCTGGACGCCCGAGCCCTGGCCAAGTTGCTGGTAGCGAGCTCCGAGGATCGAGGTGGCACTGCGCTCGGCACGGGCGCGAGCAGCAGTGCCTTTCTCGGTTGCGGCGACCATGTCGCTGAGGAGCTTGGTCAGCTCGAGAATGCCCTTCTTAGCAGTCCCGAGATTACTGTTGAACTTGGCTGTGACACCGTCGAGTTGTTTACGAACCTTCTCCAGCTCATCTCGAGCCTGGGCAGCGTTCAGTTCATAATCAACTTCAAAGGTATTCTCAGCCAAGTGTGCCTCCTACGTCGGCAAATGCCCTGGCGAGTTGATCGAAGGTTTGGATCGCCTCGCTCTCATCAGGTTTGGAGTTTCCTCCCCCTCCGAGTGCTTCATCGACTACCAGGCGGAACGTTTCGTATTCCTGGTAGTATCCGGCCATACGCTCCTGTGATTTCAAACTCACCAGAGTGGTCAGATCCTCGAGGGAGTGCGACCAGTACACTTCCTCGAGAAGGCTGGGCCTGACGCCCAGCGCCCAAATTATGCTGTCGCGGAAGCTAAGCTCCGCAAGCCATCCATGGAAGACTTGAGGCCCTCGAGTAGGCTTTTGTGGTTTTCCACGTGCTTGGCTGACTTTGCCAAGCGCCGCATGAAAAAACCCATGAGGTGCTCTCCAGCCCAGTCGAGAACCGCTTCAACGTCGTCGATGGAGATCTCGATCTCTTCGAGATCCGCGATCGCCTGGACGACCTTGCCGGTGACCTTGCGTTCAGCCAGGACGGCCTTCAGAACTTCGGTTCGAAGTTCATCGTCGAGGGACATTGCCGGCACCAGTTCGGGCGAGCCGACTGCGATCGAAAGCACGTTCAGAAGTCCATAGGACATGAAGAGTTCGCGCTCTTTGCCGTCCTGAGTAATGGTCAATTTTGGATTGGGAATTTCGGTCATTTGTGATCCAGAGTTACAAACAATTGCGCCCCAGTCATGTGGTGACTGGGGCGCATATTTGCAAGAGAGTTTGAGGGCTTAGCGGTTGAAGAGGATGGCCGCTGCAGGTCCGTATTCAGCGTAAAGAGGATCGCTCTCGACACCAGAGTACGGAGTGAACTCAAACGGCAGGTTGCCGAAGTTGTCCGTCTGGAACGCGACACCGAGACCCTTCGTGATCTTGACCTTCGGCAGGTAGATCGTGAACGGCGCGTTGTCGACCGGTAGGAGGCCGACGATCTTGACCGCGAATTCCGGCTGCACATCCGTGCCACCAACGTCGATACGCTTGACCTTACCGATACGGGTACCGATCGGGAACGTGACCGTCGCAGATGGCTCGTAGCCAGCGGCGAGGGTGATCGTGGTCTTGGCCGCAGCGAAGGCAGACGAGGCGACCTTGGCAATGTGGACCTTATCGTCCAGGCCGTTCTGCAGGAAGATGTAGTCGCCGGCACTCAGCTTCGCACTGATGTCGGTGCCAACTTCGATCGTCTTGCCAGCCGTTGCGTAGGCGCCGGATGCGATCCAGATGTCGGTGATCGAATCGAACTCAACGCCCGAGGCGTCGAGACCAGCTGCGTAAGCCATGTTGCGGAGCGTGTACTCGTAGACTTCCATCGAGCACTTCAGGCCTTCGCCGTTCTTGACGGACATGACGACCGAGTTCTTGACGCCCTGCGTGAGCTCGACGAACGTCGGATCAGCGGTCATCTGGAAGTTCTTGACGAGACCGATCGAGTGTTCGGCAGGGTTGAGTTGGTGCAGCTTGTCAGGAGCGCCAATCATGACGGTCGCCGTAGAAAGAAGGAAGTTTTTGGTCTTAGCGTTGCCAGCCATGGGTGAGAGTTCCTCATTGTTCAGAACAGGTGTTGCTGCTTGATAAATGAGGAGAGATACTTATATTTGCTAGGCACAAGATTATTCAAAATGGTGGGAAATGCGTCGTCTTTCAACTAGCCTTCCAGACGAGTTATTTGCACTGCTTGAAGGCAGAGCAGAGATCAATCGTCGATCGATGAACAAGGAAGTCATCTTCCTTCTTGAAGCCGCGCTCGCTGCAGAGCACGGCGATAATCTGGAGATCCTCCGGACTGTCATGATTGCCCAGGGCGGGCTCTCGTCTCTCAGCCAGTCGCAGTGACTGGGTCGAAGACAAACTGACATTGAACGAATTGGAGAGGGCGGGCATCCGCCCTCGTCATTGGTAGCACAATCGTCCCATCGACAATGTGAAACCATCCCTTCTGCTCGAGCGTCTCATGATCGTAGAAGGGCACTTTCATCCCCGGCCGCAGCCGGTTGAAAACCTCTCCCACATAATTGCGAAGCCTGAAGAGATTGCTGTCGTCGGCATAGGTCGACACACCGATCGTGAACGAGCCGTTGAACAACTCAGGCTGATCCTCCGTGAAGGTGATCGCCGTTGTGCCAATGAGGTCGCCTTCTGGCAGCTCCTGGATGTTGGCATGGGCTTCCCAGTCCACGTATTCAATGTCGACGCCTGGGTATTTGGCTCGACGATCGTCGATGATATCGTTCGAGAAGGCGACGATGGATCCCCAAATGTTCTCATACATATTAGCAAACCCTTACTTGAGGCTGTTCTGGATCGTGGTCGCAACAATCCGCGGTATGCGGTTCAGCGCCCAGAAGGTGAAGATCGGCTGGAGGAGCGGACGATGATGTCCGTCTACACCACGTAGCTTTCGAAGTGACGGCTTGGAGATCCCGAGGCTCCGTTCGAACAGAACATTCGGATCCCAGTTCGAGACTTCAGCGGTATGGGCACCAGGTAGGTTCTTGAGGTTGGCCTTCGGCAAGAAGGCAATCTGGATCTTGCCGACCTTGATGCGCTTCGGAAGATCCTTCGACGAGCGGAAGTTCTTCGCGTTGCCCTTCATGTAACCCACTGTGACCGTGCCGGTCTTGGTCGTGATGGTCTTGGCGAGCTGGCGCAGCTCAGCCTGCAGAGCACCGGTGTGGACGAAGTATTGCCGCGCTCGCTCGCGAGGAGAGTCACCTCGGCCGGCGACAGCTCCGTTTGCCTGGGTGTTCGACTTCTTCATAATGGTCTTGCGGCTCAGCGCTTCCCAATAGATGACGTCGCCAGTCTTGAGGCTTTCGATCTGGGCCTTACTGGCATTGACAATCGGATTGTATGGCTCCGACCAATCGAAATGGATTGCCGTCTCTGCACCCCTACCCTTCATGGCCACATTCGATTTCGTACCAACCATGGTGTTAGCTGCGAAATTAACTGCGGCCTCGAGCGAGCGCTCCACACGGCCGGTCAGCTTTGCCCGCAACGCCTGGACCTGGACGCGGTCGACAGTTGCGGCTTGGTCCACGGTCTTCACGCCTACCGCCTGGATGAACTGGTCGATGCCTTCAGACATCTCAGCGTTGCTGACCTTGCGGTTCCCGACCTTGAAGGTGACCTTGACGGGCACTACTGGATCTCCGCGAGATAGACACCACGGACGACATCGATACGCTTGACCGTCATGCCCCTGACGATGTCGTTGAGCTCGAGCTTTGCCGCGGTGAAGACGGTGAAGGATTGCTCCTTCACACGCATGGTGCCATCGGCCTGCTCACGGTTCACACGTTCAGGCAGGATCCAGATATCACCAAGCGGCTGTCGGCCGGCGGACTTCGGCCGCTTTGTCAGCGGGTCGATGACTTGCGTCTCGCGCTCCCAGGCCACCTGCTCGGTGAGTGGGATCAGCATGTGCGATCGGTACTCAGCGACGTTGTAGGCGAAGGAGCCATCGTGGTCGGCCACCAGGTAACGGCGCTCGAGGCCGTCGATGATCACGTCGAGGGTCTGGACCAGGCAGTCCGGAGAAACGCGGAGGAGACGACGGGGGAAGCTGAAATCGTAGCCGATCAGCTTGCCCTCGAGATCCTGCTCGACGGTGCCTTTGAATGGCAGTCCGTCGTCACGATACATCAGGCTGTCGAAACGAAGGCCGGCGGTTTTCAGGCTAACCATTCATCACCCCGTGATTGCGTCAGTGTTCGAGGTGACCAGGAAGAACGACGGCGTGACTTCGTTCTTGGTCACGACCTGGTCGATGGCTTCCTGGTAGCGCTTCTCGGCTTCGATCTTCAGCTTGTCGAGCTCCTTCAGATCCACGCGGCTGAATTCCTTGACGCCGTTCTTCTCGGACTGAGCCATCCGCTGCTTGGCGGATGGCAGCACATCGAGAACAGCTCGCATGCAGATCAGGGTGTTAGCGGCGAGCTCGGCCGTGGTGCCCGAAACGAGTGCTGCTGCGAGCTCGTCGGCGCCGATTTCACGCTCGACCGTGAGGAACGCGGAGAAGATATCGATGTCAGAGTCCGGGAGCTCGTGCTCCTCGATACCGATGAAGGCGCGGACTTGTTGACCAGTTGTGGTGTGGACGGGTTCCGGCACAACGCGGTAAGCGCGATTGAGCTGGACTTCCTGACCCTGGACGGTGAATTTGACGACGACTGTGCGGCGCTCAAAGCTGCGCGTCGGGTCGATCTGGTGGGCCGACGACGGAACGAGGACCGTCATCTGATAGGTCGCGGAGGTGGTGACATAAGGAATGTCCTCCAGCCCTGGCATAGCGGCGCCCGCCTGGTTGCGGACGGTGTATGTTACGGACCCGAGATCAGGGGCAACCGGCCGGTCGCCAACCATGAATGGGATGGTCAATGCAGACGGTGTGCCCCCGATGATGTCCATTACTTAACCTTCCGTACCTTCGGAGCCGCAGGTGCGTTCTCGTCGAACTTCGAGAGGAAGGATGCGATCGCGAGATCGCGGTCTCCAGAGTCGATCCAGAAGGCCAGGAACTCTTCGTCGGTGGCTTCGTCCGGAACATCAGCAACCTTAGTCACCTGGCCGAGAGCGATACGGGAGTCGATGAAGCCAGAGCGGGCTACAACAGAGGGACGGTGAGCCTGGATGTCATGCCCAGTGGACATATCCGCCAGCATGAAGTCACCAGTGGTCTCAGCAAGAATTTTCACGGGGGTTCTCCTAATAGAAAGCCCGTCGTCCAGGGTTTGAACGACGGGCCGGTTGGGTGCTTCTCGGTGATTAAGCCGAGAAGTCGAAGATCGAGCGGGTGTCTCCGAAGTTCATCTTGTAACCAGCGTTTGTGGTCTTGGTGACCGTGACCGACTGGTTGGTGATGGAGCGTTCGGACTCCTCGATATCCGAGCCGGCTTCGATCAGCTCTTCCATGGTGTCACCCTTGGAGAGACCAATGAGCTTGCCGACCGGGGCATCGCTGGCGATCGCGAAGTTGGCAACGCCCTGCAGAAGCGGGATGCCGCCGAGCTGGAAGCCCTGAGCCTGAGCGATCTCAACCTCAGTCTTGCCCTGGAGGGCAGCGTTCGGCATGACGAACAGCTCGAGCCATTCCAGGTAGGCGTCCCAGTTACCGACAACCGTGTCGATCGGGGTGCCAGCCTTGGCGCGGTTGATCATCCACTTGACGAGGGCACGGCGGCTGATCTTGCCAGCGGTTGCACCAGCGTCGAGGCTGGACTGCGTGACGACTGGAGCAGCGGCATTCACGCCGTCACCGTTCACGAGCAGAGATACCGCGGCCGAAACCTTGGACATCTCAGCTTCGCGCAGCATGCGGACGAAGTATGGCGTCATCAGATCGAGGCGGGCTCGACGGCCAAACTCGTACGAATAACGCAGACCACCACCGTGCTTGAAGATCTGGACCGAGGTCTGGCTGGACCGGATCGTGCGAACCGGTACGCGACCAAGTTCTGCAACCGCACGAGTCGTCTGGTAGTCGTCCTGCTTGTCATCGATCACCGTCGAAATCATTTCGTTGCCCGAAATGGAACGCGACTGGGAGATCAACGGCTGAACGCTCTCGAGCTGGCTCTGGCGGTACTTCCAGCGGACCATGTCGTCGACAACTTCCGGGAACAGCGCACGGGTACCGGCGTAGGTCTGGAAGGTGTCGGACGCGGCGTCGAGGACAACGCCCTGGGCGAAGTCATCACGAACCGGGAGGTTCAGGAAGGCCAGGGAGGCTTCGTAGCCATTCAGGAAGCCGTTGGCGTCCTGGTAACGTTCGGAGTGCTCGGACTGCGAGGCGTCGATCGCCAGTGTCAGGAAGTCACGCAGATTGAGGCCGAAGTTCTTAGCTTCGCGAATGAGCTTCGCAGCTTCGCTCTTCGATGCCGCCTCGTCTTCCACCAGGAGTACGCGAAGGGTTTCTACGCCACGACGCTGAACTCGAGTAAGGGATTCGGTCATTTCAAAAATTCTCCGTTGAGTTTGGGGCGGCGCGGCGCGTTAGACCAGGACGACGACGGCGTCGGTCCCGATGATTTCCGCGACGAAGTTCTTGGTGGCGTCGTTCGCAGCGGCCTTCTTGACTGTGCCGCTACCGCCGCCGATGACCGTGTCGCCAACTGCGGCTGCATCGCCGTTCTTGATCGGAAGCAGGTTTGCGAACTTCAGAGCGACGGCGCCGACGAGCTGACCTTCGACCTTGCGATCTTCGACAGTCGACAGACGGCCAACGATCACGTCGCCATCAGCGGCGAGCTTGACCTTGTTCGGCGCGGACGTGTCGAGCGACACTGCCTTGCCTACGTCAGCAGCGACGATGCCTGCTGCGAGCGTGAAGGTCAGGATGAAGTCTTCGAAGTGGAAACCACGAAGACTGACTTTGGTGTGGAAGGATGCCATGGTAGTTTATCTCCGTGGTGGGTGATTAGCGGGCCGAGCGGAAAGCAGCGGCGTTGCGGGACGGCTGGTTCGCCAGGTCGGTCGGCTTGTCGCTGGCCTTGCCACCTGCCTGGATCACGAGAACAGCGGAGTGCTCGTTGATCAGGGCGGACAGCTCGGTGACCGTCTTCGGCAGTTCGACGTTGAGCTTGCCAACCTTCGTCAGGACGCTCTTGGCGACTTCCGAGAGGGCAGCAACGGCAGCATCGCGGTCAGCGGTGACAGCGTTGACGTCGACAGCATTGGCAGCGGTCAGCTGGGTGTTCAGATCAGCGATCGTTGCGTCACGTTCGGTGATGGTGGCTTCGAGCGTGGTGACCTTGCCGGTTGCGTCCGTAAGGTCGCGCTTGGCGTTCGTGAGGTCAGCAGTCGTGGTCGTCAGGTTGGCGACGAGAGTTGCGAGGTCCATAGAATCTTCCTTGGAGGCGGTTGCGAGCAGGACGAGGGAGTTCGGATCCATCCCAGAGGCAGCGAGCTGCTCGAGGGACTGGCCGAAGTGCGACCGGTCGCGTGAAACGATCCGTGCATTTTGGGCGCCGCCCTGGCCGACGAGGGACAGCTCGAAAAACTTGTCGAGACCGACCATGCGGGCGTAGACGCCGTTTTTGCCGACCTGGTTTCCGTCGTTGTCCGTTCCGGACCAGATGTTGTCGGACGAGGAGTCGGGGCCGAAGTAATCAAAACCCGACTTGGAATTAAGCATCTGCTTTGCGAGAACAGAGACAGACACCTGGTCAACGCTGCCAGCCTCGATCTTGGTCGCCTGGTCATTGGCGGTCGGATCGAGGAAGAAGAGCACGCGGAGTTCGGACTCGACGCCCGTGTCTACGACTTCACCATGGAAGACGCGGCCAATTGGGAGCGGCGAGGTGTTGTGCATGATCTGCACGGGGCGAGATTCACGCTTTAGCTCACCGGCCATCTCGAGGAGGAAGGCGCGATCGGCGCGAGCACCCTTGTAGAGCGGGTGTTCCTTACGGATCGGCAGGGTGTTGAAAGCAATCGCTTCGTAGACGCGCAGACCATCAACATCGACGTCACCCGCCGAAGCGGTGAGTAGATCCTTGATGGCCTGTGTTTTTGCGATTTGCTTCATCTGTCAGTGGTCCCGTGGGGTTCACTGACAGATGGAAATTTAGTTTAGGAAGTTCAATTAAAGCATTGAAGCACAATGATTAATTGTGATTCATTACGCTGCGTTAGGCCGGTGCCAGGACTTGCGTTGCTCTTTCCTCGCCAAGCACAGCGGTCAGGAAAGTTTGCAGGTTTCCAAAAAACTCGCTGTCACTTTGGACTTCAGTGGCCGAGTTCCAGATGCCCTGTAGTTTGGCTGATTGCGTCGACATGGCCGCGCTGGCTGTTTCGGCCTCCTCGTCAGACAGGCGCGTCCAAACCAGCAACTTCGACAGCACATAGGTGGTGATCGGTTCTGGTTCGACCAGCGGGTCGATCACTCCACCTTCAGCGATAAACTGCGGCCACGGTGGCACGTCGCTATTCACCGAGGGGAGGAAGTATTCGAGCCCGTCGTCACCAACGGCTTTGATAGTGGGCTCTTGGCCAGGTATTGGCATCTGCCATTTAGCGGAAACGAATTTGGTGAGTGACATGGTTACATCCTCGCGTTCAAAAGAATATTGCAGCCGCCATAGGCTTGGCCAGCCGCCGTCGCGGTGACCTGCGGCCGGATCAAGCGGTCTGTGACGGCATTGGTTGCTAGGGCGGTGGCGTTTGCATATGAGACGCTAGTGTAGCCAGCAGTTGGTGTCGTTCGCATCGGCTCAAATTGGTGTGTGGTGATTACCAGTCCGCCTGCACTCGCGTAGGACGTGAAGATCAAACAAGAATTGATGTTGAAGAAATACCGTTTGCAATCGCGCAGATCGTTGCCGTATTCCGTCACCTCGAAGGGTGGCGCGATGCCTGTATTGTCGGGGTCGGCATAGAGCCCGACATCGGCAATGGCGAGGTTCTTATTAATCACCGACGCAAGGTTCGCTTGGCTGGCCAGGCCCACCTTGTTGCCGGTCTGCCACCCCTGCACGCCTTGATAAGTGGTGCCGCAGGCAGTGCAGAAATGCAACAGCATGCCAGCCGAGCCATCGGTTGCCCATGTGCCGCCTGATATCGGCGCGGGGATCGGAATATTGAAGGTCTTCCAAACACCCACGGCATCAAGAGTGAAAGGGTACAGGAACGAAACATTGCCTGCTGGATCAGTCACGGAAGCTGTATAGGTGCCAGCGATATCGGCATAGGCTGAAAAGCGCAGCACCGCGGGTATGGCCTTTGCCGGCGTTCCCCACGCAAAATCCTGCACTCGCTGGCCTTCAAGGGGTTGGTAAATCTGCCCATAATCGGTAGCCGCCAGTGATGCCTTGGCGACCCCGTAAGATTGCACCAGTGTGTTCTTGGCACGGGCGGGTGATACTATCGCTGCCTGTGCCGCCTGCATCGTTAAGCCGCTAGAAGTAATCATCCACTGGTCGACCGGATAGGCACCAACCGTTGAGACGACGCTGGAGCCGTTCTCTTGGCTCACCTGCATAACAGGGTTGACGACGCGATTACGCCGGTCGGCCGTCTTTACATTGACCGGTGGTAGGCTCCACGCGATACCATCCCATGTGTAGATCGGCCCGACGCCAGAGTTGAAAACCTGCCCGACCGTGGGGTTAGTTGGAAAGTCGATCATCCGCGCATCCCCTGTACTGCGATGAAGCCTATGAAACCAGTTCCCCCGCTTTGGCTCAATTTCAGGGCGTTCCAAGCGTTGCTATTGCTGACAAAGGTCGCCCAAGAGTTGTTCACCCTATTGGACGAGTTGTCGATGTAAGCTGACCGGCCCTGCCCCATTTTAAGAGGTAGTGTCGTGTTGAAGCCATAAAGCGTCATATCACCGCCAAAGCCGCTGTTTACCCCAGTGTTAGCCGGGACTGGATTGGCCACAACCAGCCCGCTTTGGGCGCTGGTGTTGTAGGATGGTGCGCCACCGCTGATGCTGTAAAGCTGGTCGAGCGGAAATGCCCCGGCCGTCGTTATGAAGGTGCTGCCGTTGTCGGTGCTTGGATTGGCCAAGACCACCGTGTCAACGCCGACCGCACGGCCATCGATTGTAAATTTGATTTCCCGATAAGGCGCCAAGTCCCTGACGATGTCACCGATCAACCCGCCAGTGTAGGTTTTGGTGAACAGCGTTTCCCACGATCCCAATGCCGCCGCCGCTGCTGCACCGGCCGACTGTACCCACTGTTTGGTGTTGCCGTCATCATACCAGAGGTACTGCTGCCCGTTGCTCGACCGCCACCATTGCTGCCCGATGGCTGGATTGGAGGGTGGTGTGTCTCCGATGTACATCGGCCCTATCTGCGGCACGATGTTCCACGCGGTGCCATCCCACTGGTAGTTGGTTGAGCCCCCGGTGAACTGCTGGCCTACGATGGGTGAGGAAGGAAAGTCGATTGCCATTACATCCTCGCGTTTGCTATGACTTTGCCGGTGGTTGTGGCAGTTAGATAGGTGTCACCGGTTGCCGTTGACGGGAGCGCGATAATGAATTGACGCGTTGAGCAATTCATTGATACGGACGCTGCATTTACGAGGGTGTTGCCACTCTGTGACATGGTTGGTGCTACGCGCATCGGCTGCGGTAATGGGATGGTGTTGCTGACGCCAGTGCCAGCCGCTGCGTAACCACGGACTTGTATGGAGTTTACCACGCCCTCGGCGGCCAGCATGAAGTAGTAGCGTAGGCACTTTGCCAGTTGTGCGGCCTCATCTGGTAGTTCCCACTTCGGCGGGATACCAGTCTTATCAGGGTCGAGGTAGAGCCCGACATCAAAGACATCAAAGGTGTTGCCTGCCGCCACACCATTGAACTGCCCCGGTCCAGCAATAAAGTTTCCGGCCTGCCAGCCAAGTGCGCCGGTGTAAGTCGGGCCGCAAGCAAGACACCAAACAATTTGCACCCCTTTAGTATTATCGACCGACCAGGTGCCGGTGATGTCGCCAGGGACAATCAAAATCTGTTCCGTGTCAGTGCCCGCTTGTGCCGCCGAAATAGTGAATTGTGCCAGATAAGAGCGATCCACGGCCCCATTTTGAACGCTCACGGAATAGGTGCCTGCCGGTCCTTTGAAGCCGAAACGCAATATCGTCTGTTTGGCATTGGTGGTGCCCCAAAGGAAGTCGGCCACGTCAATGCCTTCAATACGGGTAAACAGCGCCGTATAGTCGGTTGTCGTCATCGAAGCGTCGATGGTGCCAACCGAGATTTGCAGTCGGTCGCGGCTTCCGTTTGGCGTCTTGGTCTGCACCCGCTGGCCACCGAGTACCATTGCACCTGACCACGCCAGAAAGAACTGGTCGACCGGATAGCTGTTCGCCGTCAGGACCTGTGTATTACCGTTCTCCTGGCTGATCTGCATCGCCGGGTTGACAACGCGATTGCGCCGTTCGGCCGTCTTGCGGACGTAGTTCTGGTCGACGATCTGCGCGTTGCCAGACGTCGCAACCCACTGCTGGGTGTTGCCATCGTCATACCAGACATACAGGACGCCCGTGCTCGACTTCCACCACAGCTGTCCATCCTGGAGCGGCGCGGCCGGTGGAGCGTCGTCAGTGTGCGCCCCACCAGTGCTAGGCGACCACACGCCGTTCTTACGCATATAGCCAAGCCCATCGTTCGGGGCATCCAGCATGAAGCCTTGAACCGTTGGGGTGGCGGTGGCGTGAAGGGTGCCACCGCCTCGCGCTCCGTGACCGGTGTCGTCGAAGTTGGCGGCGGGCAGCTTACCTGTCGCGTTCACCAGGTTGAGGAAGTAGGCTCCGTGTTGGCCATCCAGGAGATCGGCATCTAGCCCACTGCTATCACCATCGACTGTCAGTAGCTTGGCGCGAACGTCGGCCGCGGTATATGCCGATGCGTCCAGCTTGAACGAGATCGCGTTGGCGAGCTCTGTATCGTTAGAATCGAGCCACGTGCCGATCTCTGCCAGGGTGTCGTAGAGAGCGGGAGCACCAACCTTAAGGTTGTCGACCGCGGCTTTGACAGCAGCCATCGTGGCGATCTGAGTGGTGTTCGTGCCCAATGCTGCAGTCGGCGCGGTCGGTGTCCCTTGCAAGTGTGCATCGACAAGAGGGGCGAGGGCCGCAAGGTAAGCATCCAGGCCAGTGATATCCGCTGTCGTGTGGACGTGGACCGTTGGAGCCGCATAGGCCGAGACGTTCTGCCTAACGCGGAGAGAGCTCCAACCAGTCAGTGTCGTGTCTGTTCCAGCCTGAGCTAGCGCGGGAGTAACAAGGGTTAGAGCAGCCTGAGCTCCGATATTGGTACGCACTGCGGCAGGATCTGCGAAGTCAGAACCGTTGTTCGCTTTCCGGACGTAGGAAGCCGCATTCTCGATCGCGGTGCGGACACTCTTGAACTCAGCAGAGAGGCGGCTTGTGAGGGCGACGATCGTATCGGCTGCAAACATCAAATCAATCCATTCTCAAACAATGCAACGAGATCCGGGAGCTGCCCAAGTTCACCCTGGATGCCTTGGATTCCCTGGATGCCCTGGATGCCTTGATCCCCTTTGTCACCCTTCAGACCCTGGATGCCTTGGATGCCCTGGTCACCCTTGTCACCCTTGTCACCCTTCAGGCCTTGGATGCCTTGGATCCCCTGAATGCCTTGGATACCTTGGGTACCCCGGTCACCCTTCTGGACGATCTCGACGACTTCAGGCTTCGCTGGTTCGACAACCTCGATCAGGCTTGGCCCATTCGAGATCTCGACCAGGATGACTTCAGCCATGGTTGATGCTTCCCGCCATCAGGAGGTTGCCGTGGAGGACCGTCTTCTCCTCGGCCTCGAAGAAACGAACGATCTCGTAGTTCGCCTGGTGGGTCTTGGCGGTGATGGTCTTGGTGATGGCGCTGGTGATGTGGACCTGGAACTCGCCAACGAGGGCGTCGGTCACCGTGGCAACTATCTCCGTGACGACCTCGTCGCTCTCAATAAACATCTTCAGGACGTCGCCCGTCAGATCATAGGCAACGCCGGATGCATCACGTAGCCGGAAGGTCAGCGTTTCGGAGTTGCCGCGCCAGAGGTTGATGTCGCGATACGGGGGCTTCATGCGGCCTCCTTCTTCTTAGCGGCAGGCTTCTTCACCTGCTTGGATTTCGCCATCTTGGAGCCTTCCGGCGCGAGTGAGCGGCCGAGCGGGTCCGAGTTCGGGGTGACCTCATCAGCGCGGCTCTCAGCGCCACCCGCGACGGCTTGCATGAAGCCAGTGCCACTCAGCTCCGGAGCACCTTCCGGCGGGAGCCGGTGGTACATCTGCAAATGGTACTCGAGGTCGCTGATCAGGCCGAGTGAGAGATCGGTCTGCAGACGGGCCTGACGCATCGTGAGCTGAGGCTCGAGCTCGAGCTCCGGACGAAGCTCACCTTTAACGAAGGAGACTTCGGCAAACCCCTGGTAGCCACCCTGATGCAACATGAAGGAGAACACGTTGCTCAGGATGGCTGACACAGGCGCATTGAGCTCGTCGGCGTTCATGGCAGCGATACGCGCTTCCACGGAGCCGGTGTTGACCCCCGAGGCACCGCGACCGATCACAGTAGCCATGGTCTTCAGACCCGCTTGATTCTGTGCGTTAAGAGTCTCGATCACCTTGCTGATGTCGATCCCGGCGCCTGGGGACTTTTCGTTCATGATACCTGGCGTCACCGAGTCCATGTGGACGAAGGCGGTGTCAGCCCTGATATCCTGAACAGAGTTGCGGATCTCAGCCAGTCGGGCGTTGATCCATTCTGTCTTCTTGGTCTCGTCCGCCTGGATGTTGACCGGCATGTTCTTGCGCAGCACTTCTTCGACGACCGTCACCTCGAGGCGCGGATAGCCGGTGTACTGCATGATGCGGTAGAGATCGTTGATCACCTGCTGGCGAGCGGCGATCGTGTTGATCGTAGAGACGAACGGTGAGTTCGAATAGATCTTGGTCGGGTTCTGGCGGTAGTAGGCGACGAAGAACGTCGCGATGTCCAGATTGATGCCGTCCTGCACGCCAGAAACCTTCTGGCGCGGCTTGTATTCCCCAGGCTTCTTTTCGAACCACTCGACGGACGCCAGGTCGACGTTCCGGAGATCCGAGGGGATCATCTTCTCGTCGTAGATGAGCTCGATCGCCGCGCCACCCCGCATGAGGACCATGTAGCGGATCTCTTCGCACCACTGCTCCAGGGTCATCTTCATCTGGAAGCCCTTGGTGTAGTCGGTCGGCCGCGTCATGAACTTGATCTTCTGCATCAGCTCGGCCGTTGCTGCGGCGTCGATCTGATCGTTCATATCCTTGACGAGGATGACCGGCTGCGTGTTCGCCATGGTGAGATAAGCGTGCAGCGCAGCCGATACATCCGGATCCTGCTCCATAAGGCTGACGATCAGCGTGCGGGCGTCGTCGGCCGTCCTGGTGGAGAAGATGTCGTTGAGGTGGTCCTGGTAGGTCGGAGCTGTGAGGACGTTCTGGCTCGTCGACGGGCTAAAGGTGCCCGTGGCTGCGAAGCCACCCTTCTTGACCGCCTTCTTAGGAGCAATGATCGACAGAACGGCTTTGCCCAAAGAGGCCATAGAGGTTTCCTAGCGTATTCCGAGAGATGTGGGGGTTCGGACCCCACGCTGCAGCCCCAGTCGTGATGCGTTTTGAACCGGAACGACTACGTTCGAGACGGTGACCTGGGTGCGAGGATCCTCCTCGCGGTAGTCGATCGCGGTGTTCACGCGGATGGCGTAGAGCAGGTAACCGAGTGAGTGGAAGAAGTGATCATTGCCCGTGAGCTTGGCCCAGCGGGCGGGGATCTCGTCCTTGGTTTTCTCGTTCAGCTCGTTCTCGATACGCACCATGTCCTGCAGGTGATCGAGGATGATGCGTTCGAGGCGACCGTAGCCGTAGAACGAGACCCTCCGCTTGCGGACGGCGCCGGCCACAGCGTCGAGCATGGTCGTGCGGTTGCCAACCAGGTGTGACAGTTGATCGAGCTCGTCCTTGACGAAGGTGACCGCCGCGGCGCCTGGTTGGCCGGCGTACTGGACAGGGAGGATGCGACCCGCCGACAGGTCACGGATTTCGTTCGCGAGCGGCGTGTATGGATTGCGGTCCATGCACCCACCCACGACGTTGTATCGGCCGAGGATCGTTTTGACCTCGTCGTAGAGATTGTCCGCGGATACCTGGCGGAAACTAAAGACGACTGGCTGGGCCTGGCCAATGGTGGCAAGCGTGATGTGGCAGGTGAGACCGGCGTCGATGCCAATCATTACGGGCTCGAGGCTGCTGACGTCGGCGCTGCCCTCCCCCTTCATGACGGCGCGGATGTCGACTTCGCTCAGGCGAGCGCTGGCGTCGTTGTAGGCTTCGCCCAGCACCGTGTTGTACCAGCGGCGCAGCGCGTCACGCTTCTTGTACTTGAGGAGCTGGTCGACGATGTATTCCGGGTTCGCTATGCGGTGAACGCAGAAGGGGCTAACCCTGTAACCGCGAGAGCGGCGCCCAGGAAAGCGAGGCACCCAAGACCGCAGCGAAGGATCAGAGGTATTAAGACGGCGTCCACAAGCCTCACATCGAACGTAGCCGGCTCTAAGGTCCAGCTTGTCAGCAAGTTCCGAGTCGATTTCTGAGAGATCGTTGATGTCACTGGAGAGCCCCGGGATGTGGATGAATTTCGGGTTGAACTGCGGGATGTTGTAGTGGTTGCACCCTTCGCACTTGAGGACGTACTCGTGCTGGTCGGATGTCTGAAACCCCGCGTGGACCCCATATCCTTCGAACGTGGGGGTCGAGAAGCTTTGTGTGATCTTGTAGTCAGAGCCCTGGAGACGTGACTGGTAGAGAGCCAGCATTTCCTGATCTGCGAGATCGATTTCGTCCTGGAAAAGCGCGTCGGCGTTGATCGAAGTGGCATCCGATTCCTTGCCCCCGGTGAAGAATCCGAATGACTGGTTGATCTGATAGAGGCCGACTGAGCGCACGGGCTTGTCGACAGATGCCATGTTGAAGACTGGCTCGTCGTTGATCAGAGGGCCGAAACGTGTCTGAGACACGCGCTTGAACATCACGTCGGTCGGCAGAGAGAAGATCGCGTTGACGGCAGTGGTTCGGGCCAGGAAACCCGCGAACTTGCGGAGCTGAACTTCGGTCAGGCCGATCTGAGAGCATTTGATCGTCCAGAGGTCCGGATGCATGTCGTCGACGATCTGCTGCTGGAACTCATAGCCAGCGAAACTGAACTGCTTCTTTCTCAGATGGGTGTTCTTGATGATCCATTCGGACATCGACATATTGATCGAATCTTCCGCAAATCGCTGGCGCAGCTGGGCTCGGAAGTCGGACAAATAGTCATTGCGATACATGTGTTTGGCTATATGGGTAGCCGAGAGTTCATTTGCAATTAGTGCGAGACATTCCCAGAAATGGAAGTCGAGAGATATTGCGTAATCTGCTTGAGTTCTTGGAACTGATGCACGGCTCGTGTAGCCAAACCTCCTCCGGTTTTCTACCTAAGCTCCAACAGACATGGAGCCCAAATGAACCCGAAATATTTTCCGAACATCAGCGAGGACCAAATCCTCCTCGTAAATCGAGTGTTGCGGAGCATCAGCGAGAACCCTGAATATCTCTCCGACGCTCAGTGCCCCTACCCTCCGCTCGTCAAGGACTTCTTCCTGAAGCAGGCTCGAGCCTCCCAGGGTGGAGTGGCTGAGGATCTCTTCGAAGGCGACCAAGTGGTGGCGATCGAGAAGCAGATCCAGAAGCTGATCAACGATCTCGAGGACTACGGGCAGAAGCTCGGCGCCGACGATAACTCTGAGAAGCTGCAGTATTTCAAGACGAAAAACTCCCTCCTCGAGAAGCTCCTGAACAACCTGGAGCGGGCCGCAAACCTCAAGCAGATCAATGAGTTCAGGTCCACAGTCATCCAGTTCATGGATGAAATCCTCACCAAAGATCAGATCACCGATTTCATGAAGCGTATCGACGGAGTGCTCACCAATGGCCGATAAGATTTTCGAAACCCACGCCCCACTCTACTGGGCCGCTGGCTTGCCAGCCATTCCCCTCGTCTTCGAGAACAAGCGCCCCGCCATCCCACGCTGGCAGATGTACTCCGACGCCTTCCCGACGAAGGAAGATCAGGCTGCATGGTTGCATGCCTTCGCAGCTGGCAACATCGGTCTGCCAATGGGTCCAGCTGCTGGCCTCGTCGCGATCGACGTCGACTCCGAGGATCCGGTAGTCCTCCAGGTTCTTGATCGCGTCCTGCCGCCGTCTCCGTGGCACCGCGTTGGTCGTAAGGGTCGGGTCCAGATCTATCGCTGGTCGGGCGAGCGTACCGCTCGTATCAAGGCCGAAGACGGCTCGATGATCTGCGAAATCCTGTCCAAGGGCACGCAGTTCGTTCTCCCGCCGTCGATCCACCCGGATACCAAGCAGCCCTACACGGCTGACGGCAATCTCTGGGAGATCGCGAAGAACGCTCCTCCCCTGCCCCTCAATTTCGAGAAGGTGCTGAAGAGCGCCCTGCAGGAAGCTGGGATCAAGGTCTCCACCGGTGGTGGCAACAAGACCGTCAACTTCGTACCGGCCGGTGCTCGCGATGCCACCATGGTGTGGCATGCCGGTCTGCTGGCTCGAGCCGTGCTCCGCGGCGAGCGTTCGCTCCTCCAGGTGATGGGTGAGATGGCTGCGTGGGTCGAGAACTATGTCGAGAAGGTGGTCGGGGATCCGCTCACGATCGACAAGGCCCAAGGGAAGGTCGTCGAGTTCCTCGTTCGCGATGTGACCGGCGAGGCTCGCAAGGCCCTGCCGCTTGGTTGGGATGAGGGTCTGACGGAAGAGGATCTTGTCAAGCTCGGCCTGACCTTCACGGACGACGACAAGAGCTGGTCGCCGCAGAAGATCATGGATTATGTCTCTCTGGAGTTCGAGCGTCATATGGACGTCCGCTCCGAAGGCCGCAGCAATGCGATCTCGGTCGCCCTGGACCGAATTGTACGGACCAACCCGCCGTTGAGCCCGATCGACGAGGCAATCCTCCTCAAGTTCATCGTCAACCATGCGAACAACGGTCTGTCCGTACCAGACCTGAAGCGTCAGCTGCAGACCCTTCGCCGTGGTGAAATCCTCGGTGAGACGCACGCCGAGCTCGCGGATGCCTGCCTGGGCTTCCTCCGCAAGTACGGTGACGTCCGCTACGACGCCAGCCACTTCTGGCAGTGGCGCGGTGCTGCCTGGGTGAAGTGCCAGGAGCAGGAGCTGCTGAAGATCATCGCGGAAAACTATGGTTCATATCCGGCCGGCAAGCGCCAGAGCGACCACAACGGTGTGCTCAAGGTCATGAAGGCCATCGCTTCGGAGCCGCTTCGCAATTCGTACGTCAAGGGTGTCAACTTCGCCAACGGCTACCTGACCGAGAACCTCGAGCTCGTTCCGCACGCTCCGGAATACGGCATGACCTACACCCTGCCCTACCGGTACACACCCGAGAAGGCCGGTCACATGCCGATGTTCGACCAGTTCCTCAATGATAGCTGGGCGACGGACGCGGATTACGGTGACAAGCTGCTGGCTCTGCAGGAGATGCTCGGTGTTTCGCTCATGGGCATGGCGCCACGTTTTCAGATGGCGTTCCTCCTGTTCGGTCAGGCGGGTGCTGGCAAGTCCGTGCTCCAGGCCATCATGCGGGGTTTGATGCCGTTTGGTTCCTCGTCGGCCATTGTGCCGTCTGACTGGTCCGACCGGTTCCTGCCGGCCGAGATGTTCGGCAAGGTCGTCAACTTCGCAGGCGAGTTGTCGGAAACGCGGCCGATTCCTGGCGACATCTTCAAGAAGGTGGTGTCGGGCGAAGAGATGCAGGTTCAGTTCAAGAACCAAAACCCCTTCGTTTTCATCCCGGAATGCGCTCACTGGTTCAACTCGAACCACCTGCCGAAGACGAGGGACAGCTCCGAGGGCTTCAATCGTCGCTGGTTGATCCTCGAGTTCAACAACCGGATCAGCCCCGACAAGCGGGTCATCGATCTGGATGCTCAGATCCTCGAGCACGAGCGCGAAGCGATCGTTGCCTGGGCGATCCAGGGCTACAAGCGCCTGGTCGATGCTGGAAACTTCACTCTTCCGACCTCGCACCTGGCTCTCGTTGATCAGATGGCGGCGGACAACAACTCGGTTCGTCACTTCCTTTCGTCGACGGGCACGGGTCTGAAGTGGGGCGCTCAGCACGAGTTCTCGCTGGCCGAGATGCACACCCAGTATTGGCAGTTCTGCATCGCGACTGGCAACTCAACTCGGGTGAACATCACGAAATTCACGAAGCTGATGAAGGAGCTGTCGGGCACGTTCCCGTTCGACATCGACATCCGCGGCAAGAACGAAATTTACTACATAGGAGTTGGAATCTGATGACTGGACTTGGAAACCTTCTGTATTTTCTTCTGATCTGGGCCGCTATTGGTGCGATCTTGAGCCTCGGAGGTGGAATTTGGCTGATTTATTGGCTTCTGACCCACGTTTCGATGACGATCTCGTAGTCGTCAGGGTCAAAAATCGACGTCCTCCAGGGCGGTTCCGACCCTCAAGCGACGGAAAAACATAGGGTTTTGGGCCTGGTTCTGGCTCAAAATCGGGTAAAATGGGCGCCTTCGGGCGCCCTTTTTCGTGTTTGAGTTCTCAGAACTCACGCGATTCTGGTCTGGATTCTGGTCCGCGGCTGGAAGTAGGAGTCCGGTCATCGAAACCGACCCGGAGCCATATGATAGCAGTCAGAAAAACGAAAAACTTCCCAGAGTTTCTCTGACCCTATTAGGGCCGAATAGTGTAATAAAATCAGATAATTACGTGGTACCCTTATGTGGTACTTCATGTAGTGACCCATTAGATTGATGACAGTTGATCGACAGATCGACGAGGCAAGTGGCCTTCGGGCCACGGGCTTGGGGCGGAGCTGTGTCTCCACTCCAAGTCTCCCCCACGGGGGAAGGTTCAACACTCTCCCCTGCGGGGGAACGGAAGGGAAAACGGAAATGGCAACGGATACGGCAATCGAGACTGTCGCAACTGCAAAGGCCGCTGGTTATCAGGCAGCTACGGTTGCCGCTCGCATCGCGGATATGGATCTCGATGCAGCGGGCAACGCTGAGAAGGCAGCATGGAAGCGTTATCTGACGCTCGCCTTGCTCGCCATGGCCAAGAACGTCGATAAGAAGAAGCTTATCGAAGCGGTCTTCGGCAGGGGCGGCAAGCCTTCGAAGAACTTCCAGAACATGTGGTCGATTGCGGCGAACGCCCGCAACACGGTCCTTGGCAATCGCGACTGGGATGACATCCGGTCCATGGCCATCGACGACGCAGTGTCGAACGTGATCCTTTCCATCAACGCCCACATGTCGCAACTGGGGGTCTCGGGCAAGAACGACTATGCGTCGGTCTGCAACCTGTCGGTCTCCGAAGCGGCCCGCTTCTTTGAGCAAAAGGCAGCGGATAAGGCAGCGGCCGATGCTGCTGCGGCAGCGGAGAAGGCCGAGAAGGCCGAGACCGACAAGACGGCCGAGACTGAGGCGCAAGCCACAGCGACGGCAACGCCCGAACGCACTGCCGCTGAGGCAGCGATCGGCGCCCTTGCTGAGGCAGGGCAGGATGACTTGATGCAGGTCGCGGCCTTCATCGTCTCCAAGATCGAGGTCGAGAACATGATCCTGATGCGGGATGCATTGGAGAACATGATCGCCAATGCGGCCCGCACGATCAACGGCCCAGCCGCCAACGCGGCCTAAGCCTCCCGGCTCCCCCACGGGGGAGCCTCCACCCCCACGGAAGCGCGGCTCACACCCGAACCGCGCCTACACCTACAACCATGCGTCGCATATCGACGCGAGAGCCAAAACCTAAAAGCGCACAGGAAGGCGTTTGGAAATGATCCGTGAAACGACGAACCCAAAGTACCACCAGCCCGCTCAACATTCGGGTCGGGTCCGGATGCTGCCTGACCGGCCAGCAGCTCAGATCTATGATGGCGACTTCGTGAGCGCCGGATCGCGGTCCATGTCCAAGGGCCAGCCTCAAGAACCATTTCGCGATCGACTGCCTCATGAGGCTCCGAGCCGCGAACCTGAGCCGCGGGACAGGCCGCTCGGGTCGAGCATGTGGATCGTGGATCAGGCTCCCGATGCACCGCTCTGGCTCATTCGTGATCGAACCACACACGAGATTTTTGCTCGGGTTCGCGGCTCACTGCCGTGGATCGTGGACCAGATGAAGCTGCTCGCCGACCAGCTCGGCGGTCAGGTTTCAGAATTATACTACCAAAGGGCGAGGGACATCTGATGTTTTTGAATACATACCAGCATGGGTACCAGGATGCCATTCGCGGCAATGGCCCATTCTATTTAGAACCGAGTGACGGGTACCAGCAGGGTTATGATGCTGGTACTCGCTACCGTGCGACCGATCGCATGATGCAGCTCATCGCTCTCGGTGCGCTGGCCATCACCATGGGTGGCGTGCTCACCACGTGGATCGCCCAGGGCGTGGCGGTGGCTGTATGACAGAGTTCTGGTATCTGGACTCTGAGGGCCGGATGCTCGGCTCATTGCAGGCATTCTCGTTTCGCGATGCCCATGCATGGCTCAGCCTGCAGGGCATTGCCTACGACAAGGTAACGAAATTCAAGCCTCGGGTCCGCAAGGGCCGCGAGCGTCGGATCGAAAAGCGTACTCGTCGGTACGGGGAGCTGGCACTGTGAAACTATACGCAATTGTGAGGGATGGCTTTCCGGCTGGTCTTAGAACCAGCCGCGAGCTATCGGACCTGAACCGGAGCCGCGAGGTTGCGGTGGAGATCCGGG